AACTTCCCCCATATAGGCAACAACAGGGCTCCTTTAAGGGAGCCTTTTTTTTTGGCGACACTTATACCAAAACTCTAAATCTTCTGTATCATCTGCTTAATGTCATCCTCTAGTTTTTTACCTGCAGAGTTAGCATGATTAATAATTGCAGCACATAGATTAGCTTGATACTTATAATCTTTAAGTGCTTCTCTTATTTTACCTACAGGTTTTCCACCGTAGTCAATCACTATTGCATTATCTTTATTAAGACCAATCTTTAACTCGAACAATAGACCTGTGTGTTTGTGTAGATTATTTTTTTCCATTGGCTTCCTCTGCTTGTTTCTTAACAAAGTCTGCACCAATGCTAGGATCTAATTGATTTAATCTACCTAACATACTCATAAGTTGTACAACTTCTGCATAAGGTCTAGTCATTAAGTATCTCATTATGTCCTGTAATTGTATTGAATCTATAAGATATGTTCTAGATCCTGTGCTTTCTTTTCCTTTCTCTTTAGTCATTATGCTCTCCAAATTGTTTATGTATTGTTTTTATATTCTCTTCTGCAGTAGATATTACATTTATAAGTTTATCTAATTCTTCTATAAACTGTGGGTGCTCACCAATTGCAACAGGGTTATCTAAGTACACAGTAGCTTTAGCTTTAGCATCGGATATCTGTGCTGTATATTTATCATGTAACGCATCTAAAAACATCTCTCTCATTGTTGCCCCCTAAATTGGTAATATTTATTTTCAATAAAATCTTTATCTAGTAAGTAGGCATTATCCATTTTATTAAATGCTTCCTTAGCATCTCTTATTGTTTGGTTTAGTGTTCTACCTTCTCCTAGACAACCTGCTACAAAGTCTTCTACTTCTTGTAGTGCGTGTTTAACTGCCCCCATCTTTGACCTCCTTTACTAGTCTGTTTAAATACCATTGTGCTTTTTCTAAATCTTGCAATGGCTCTCCCTTGAACTTATAACGAGAAACATATTTTAAAACGTTTCCTTTTAAGTACCCATGATACTCATCACTCTCCATACAATCACGTATAACATCTATAGTTTCTTTCTTACCATGCTTGTAGTGTGATGGTGAATTAACATTATCAAATGTTACCTCATTTTCATAGGATATATCATGGCTATGATCTATTTTTTTTTCATACACTCTTTTACTTTTTACCATACTTTCTCCTAATTGTATTGTACTCCATCATCTCAAGATCGTACTCACCTTTATCTACATTACGTTTAACTATCAATCCACTCCACCACATTTGCTGTGTGTTCTTAGCATAGTTTTCTTTGTGATGCAAGTAACATCCTGCAGATAATCCCATAAGTTTTTTACCAGAAGGTAATGCACACATGGCATAATCAAATGTATGTATGTGACCTACAGTAGAGGATACTTTATTTTTTATAAGTAAGGCACGCCCAATATTGTCACCACTAATAGGCTTACCCATAACACCAGTAGGAAAATTATGACAGTAGTATACACCATCGACCACAACTGGAATTTGATACTCATGAACTTCCCAACCATACTTTTTAAATTTAAAGTCATCTGTACTAATTGTTCCTTCAAGTTCTGGTATTTCATCTACTGTTCTATTTATCCTATCTTCGTGATTACCAAGTAACATAATTTTTCTTGGTCGTCTTCCATTAAGACCTTTGTTAAATTGTTCTAGTGCATCATGTACATGCTCTACATCTTTCTTATATCTTCTACCTTCAAAAGATTTCTTACCTTTATCGTAGCTTGATAGTGAATCCATACTAGCAAAGTCTCCCATGCATACTATGGTATCTGGTTTCAGATCATGTGCAAATTTACCTGCCCATAAAAATCTGTCATTGCTTGCCTTTGGAGTGCAGTGAGGGTCTCCTATTACTAAGTGTGTTGCCATATTAGTTTAACTCCTTATCTCGTTTATGTTTTAAGTATTCAATAAAATCAATAACATTATCTTCACTGTCAAATTCTGCTACAGAGTTGATTGCTAAAGTTTTTTTACTACTCTTTTTGTCATCAGCAAAACCACGAAGCCCATACATAAATGTAGTTTGGGGATCTGCAGTTGCCATCTTAATCATACCTCTTGCAATAGTAGAACATACTTCATATTCTTCTGTTGACATTTCAGCTTTACTATCCATTACGATACCACAAGTAAAACCTTTTTCCCAAGGTGTGACTAAAACTTTTATTGAATTTGATACATCAATCTTTTTTTTCTTTGTCATTATTTATACCAATACCTTTCATAATTTTCTTTATTATATTCTACTGCTTTAAATTCAAAACCTCTCTTCATACTTTTTTTTGCAAACTCTTCTGCGTCACTCTCTTTACTGAATATAAGATTTGTAAACATTCTAAACTCCTTATCTTTTTTGTTTTTAAATAATACAAAATATAATGTCATGCGTAATAAGGGTGGAGAATAGACCCCTCAATACTATCCCCCACCCAATTGAAATAATAATTCCTATTCAAAAGTTTCCTCTTTCTTAGGATTAGTTACCTCAGTATACCAAACCCACTTAGGGTTCTTTCCTTGCGACTGTTGTTGTGGTAACAGTTGCAATTTACTTCCCCAACAAGGAAGTTTGTATGAGCAAAATGTACAAGCCATGCCCAAAATTTTATTACCTGTCTTCTTAGTTCTAAATGTTTCTTCTATAGCATCATAGCATCTCTTAAATGGTACTTTGTTTTCAATAGCTGCAATGTTTTCTTCTACACTAGCCAATGCTTTAACTCTGTATTCATTGTCATCTATAGGAGTTTCACATACTGTCCACTCACCTGTAGATTTATTGATTACAATCCACCCACCAAAAGGCATCTTCTCACTCTCACTATAGAGATATCCTTGAGGTACATATCCAAACGCATCGTCCTTTGCAACCTCTTCAAACCCACCTTCAAATTTTTTAGTGAATGAATATGGTGATGCACTTTTAATGTCCCAGACTTTCTCATTGATCTTAACATCAAGCCTACCCTCAATTTCTGAGTTAGTAAATTTAAGTTTAACCTTTTTCTGTTCATCTTTTACTTCTACTCCCGATGATTTTAAAACAAATATAGCTAATGCCTCGATAAGATCTCCAAAAGTATTTCTCATCTTAACATTATATGGCTGACCTTCTCCCTTTACATTCTTTGCTTCCATTTGCAACTGACACAAAGGTCTACCTATACTTGACATTCTTGGTTTAAATCCTTCTCTTCTTTTCTCCGAGAACTGTTTGCGTAAGGCACTTTTACATGCCTCACCAAACTCTTCAAGAAGTTTATCAGATACTTCAACAGGATCTTTATTTGCTTTATCCAAATACGATTGAACTTTATGAAGGATATCACTCATTAAGATGCCAACACGTCAATAGGATCTTCAACTTGATCTACTACTTTTTTCATGTCTGTATCTGTTGGCTCGTAGTTGCTTTTCTTTGCAGCTTTATAAAGGTCTACTACTTCTGTATTCTCTTTAGTAATAACTTCTTGAAAGACACCTAACGTTTCCATATCTTCTTTAGACATTTCCAAACCAGCCTCAGCATTAACAGAGATCTCTGGTGTGTAATAAACATTACCACCTTTCTTCTGTCTCTTGGTATCGACTGATAGTGTTGTTGTAAACATAAGTTTTTTACGTTTAGTTATTTGTTCTAATGCAGTACCTACTGGTGAAAATGCTGTACCAGTAACCCTCCATAAACTAGGCAGATTAGAAACAGTGTGTTCTTCGCCATTAGCTTTTACTCCTTTGAATGATAACAGACCATAGAGTAATCTATAACATCTTATAGTTCTCTGTTCTGCTAACTGTTCTGGTGTTAAAGATTCCCTATCTTTGAACGGAACTTTACCACATTTTGTACCACCAAGTATATCTACAGCTTCCTCTTTCCAATTCTTAAAGATTATAGATCTGTTTACATACTCACTTTTATCTGGATCATAATGCATGTATTGCATTGCACTTATGAATGGTCTAAATGTAATTGGTTTGCCATATACATTCTGACCTACAGTAGAATCAAATGTAAATAAATTACCTACTGGTAATTGATTGCCATCGTCATCTTCTGGTGACCTGTTGATGCCAAGTCTAGGAATATTTACTCCTTTACTTGAACCATCGTCTTGTCCAATAGCTTCCATTATCTGCTCGTTGGACATCTCACTTATATTTGCTATGTTATTTTCCATAGTCCTCCTTAGTTGATTGATTCCTTATACCATATTTTAATAGATTTGTCAAGTGTTATTTTTTGTAAGGTGGATAAAAAATATCACACACAAATAATAAAATTAATACAACAAATCCTGCACCCAATAACACTTCTAACATACTCTGGTATCTCCTTCAGTAATCTCGCAGGATAAATCTTCCATACGAGCAAACCACATTAAGTAACTTTGTAGTTCTTCATTCTCATTTATATATAACATTGTAGGTTTATCATCACACTGTGCTTTTAAATCCTGCAGCATATCATAAGCTTCTTCTTGCTCATCATCAGCATAATCTTCCCACAACTCTTTATCAAGTAGAGGTATACTCATAGTTCTCCTATATTAAAATGGCATATCGTCATCGCTATCTTCTTTACCATTTGGTAAGTCAATAGTTTGTACGAAATACATTGTTGTATTTTCTTTTTTTGCTTTAGCTATATCATTAAGTTTATCTGCTATATCTAAAGCATCACTTCTTTTTGACATAGTTAACTCAACAGTTATTATTGGATCAGTAAAAGTAAATGTCTGTACTTTTAGTATTATATTAGTCTCGGTCATAGTTTATCTCCTTCATATTTAACCAATCATATCCCATTTTGATCTCTGTGTCAAGTGGAACATTAAAGTTTATTCCATAATACTCTTTCAATGCAGGTATTACGGATGCTGTACCCTGGTCAAATATCTTACTCATTACAGCTT